GTTTGATGTCTGGTATAGGTAGCTTCGATCAAACAGGTAGAATAGGTTCATCACTTAAATCAGGATTAATGAATTATGCTATGGGTCAAGGTGCAAGATATTTAGGTGGAGCGGATTTTCAAAAAGGTATTAATCCTTTTAAAGGACCTAATTATGGTTTTAGTATGCCAACAGGTGAAGGTGGCATAAAAAATTTATTTGCAGACAAAGCACCAGTTGATGGTATGAAACCTCTTTCTTCAGGTGAAAAAAATTTTTACGAAGCCCAATATAATGCTGATAGAGCGTTACAAGCTAAGTATGCTAGTCCTGCCGAGTATATAGAAGCTGTGGGAACAACATCAGGAAGAGATAAAATTATAAAAGACAGTTTAGTAGGTGATATTAAAAATAAAATTATGGAATACGTTCCAACATCTTTAGGTGAACTTAATCCTTTAGGAGAAAATTTTAATATTAAAAAAGCAATAGGCGCTGGAGGAATATTTGCTACTGCAGTTAAATTATTTGGTGAACCTGATGATGTTGTAGGTCAAATCATGGATCGTGGTGAAGGTATGGATGTAGCTGCTATTAGAGCAGAAGTACAAGAAGCATTCCAAGATGAAACAGGTCAAAAATTAAAAGATTTAAGAGTTAAATATCCTTATTTAGGTAGAGCTGACACTAAAGATTTTGCTATGGGTGGTAGAATAGGTAAAGCCGAAGGTGGAATCATGGACCTTGGTGGCAAGGAAAAAGACTATAGAAACACTGGTGGTTTTGTAGACCTAGGAGCTAAAGAAAAAGCTGACGATGTGCCTGCAAGATTAAGTGTAAATGAGTTTGTATTTACTGCAGATGCTGTTAGAAACGAGGTAATATAATGGCTGTACAACAAACACAAGCACTCCCACCACAATACGTAGAAGATTTACAACGAGATTTAGGAACACAGTTAACGGGGTTAACTGCTACACCATTAGCTACTGATAAATTTGCACCTACAGTTGCTGGTCAAGACCAAGCGCAACTTGATGCATACAAAATGGCCACAACACAAGGCCAAGGTATCGGTGCATTTCAACCTTTTATTACACAAGCAGGAGCATACGACACAGCAGCAGCTGGAGCATTGGGTACAGCAGGAGGTTTATCCGGAGCTAGCGCAACAGGAGCTTACCAACCTTTTATGTCTCCATATCAACAAGATGTAATTGATGCAACACTTGCAGAATATGATCAACAAGCAGCAGCTGGTCTAGCAGGAATAGGTCAACAAGCAGCTATGTCTGGTAACTTAGGTGGTGGTCGTGAAGGTGTTATGAGAGCACAGTTTCAAAACAAATCTGATCTGAACAGAGCACTATTACAGTCAGGATTATTACAACAAGGTTTCACTCAAGCAAATCAATTAGCTAATCAAGCCTTTGGTCAACAAATGGCATTAGGACAAGCACAACAAGGTTTATCACAAAACCAACAAATGTTAGCTGGACAAGTTCCAGCATTATACGGACAAGACATTAGTACTTTAGGATCAGCGGGCGCGATTCAACAAGCACAAGAACAAGCTCAACTAGACGCTACAAGAGAACGAAATAGACTAAGAGCTTATGAACCTTATGAAAGATTAGGTTTCCAACAAACAGGTATTGCAAGTATTGCATCTGGAGCACCGGGACAATATCAATCTATGGTAACACCTAACCCTACGCCGTTGCAGAATGCGTTAGGAATAGCTGGTGTTGGTGCAGGATTAATGACTGGTTATGGTGACTTTTTAACAGGACAAGCAAACGCAAGAAAATAATAATGAACAACTTATATAAAAGACCAATGTTTAGAAAAGGTGGATCTGCTGACGGCGGAATTACATCTGGACTACAAGCACCTAGACAAGGCTATCAAGGCACAGGTAATGCGTCAGATCAAAACGTAAGACAATTAAACATGAATCAAAACATGGCAGATTTTTTAAGAAACGCATCTATAGGTGACCTAAAAGCAGCAGCTGATGAAATGTATCAACCAAAAGAAAGACCTAACTATGCTAAACGTAGATTCGGCGATTTAATGATTGATTTTGGAATAGACATTGCATCAAGAACACCAATGGGTGATGGTATTGGTGGAGCAATAAGCACGGCACTAGCAGCAGCTAAAGATCCTTTTGAAAAATTTAAAGCATCAAGAGCTGGTGAAGAAACAGCAATGGATATACAAGCAGATAATTTAGATGATAGAAGATCGGATATGTTTAAATCATTAATTGAAGGTCAATCAGAAATACTTGGATCAGACACAGGTGGTAAAACATATAGAGATTTAGAAATAGCTAGACAACTAGAAAAAATTATTCCTAAAATTTATGACTTAGAAGCAAAAATAGCAGACGGCACAGCATCGCAAGATGACATAGTGCAGTTAGATATATTAAAAACTCAAAAAAACAATTACACTAAAAGTAATCCAGTAACAGAAGGTGCCATAGAATTATTTATTAAATCATCTCAAGGTCAAACTTTATTTGCATCAATTACAGAAGAATTATTTGATAACAATCCAACTGGTTATAAGAATGAACAAGATCCACAGTTATATATGGATGCCATTGAACAAATTAAAAAAATACTTGGTCAATTCTCCGGTGGCGGTAGAACAGGATACGCAAACGGTGAGATGGTTGAAGAACAGATTACTGAAACAGAGACCATGGCTCCCGGACCAATGGGTGATGCATCTAATAATTTAATTAGTTACGATCAACTAAGAGCAAGATTACCAGCAGAGATTACAGATGATATTGTAGAGCTT